CCAGCTCCGTAAGAATTTTGGTTAGCTAGCATGTTATCAATTGAAAGTGATGTTGATCTGTCTAAGAACAGCATGTTTTCTTCGATAGCACCCTGCTTATCTAGTTCTTGTAATATAGTATCAAATTGATCAATACCTGCTGATCCTGCTGTAACAGAACTAAAGTCTGAATCATTATAAACTAATCCTCTTTCCTCTAGTGTAGCAAATAAACCTTGCATACCTGCTATGTTTGCTCCAGCTGCATCAACCATTGCCCCAGGAGTTGCCTGAGAAAGTTCTGCTTCAACCATACTCATCTCTAAGTAATCCTCAAATCTAATTCTTGATTCATGCTCTGATTTTAAGTACCATAAGTATCCACCAGTTCCTATTTCAGTAGTAACTTCAACCCATCCAATTTGAGCAACGTCTGAACCGTTAACCTCATACTTGTCTCTTAAGATGATTGGTTTATTACTGTAAGTAGTGAAAGATGCATCAACTGAATTACCAGCTAATACAGATCCTTTACCATATTCAGAACCAAATACAAATAAACTAAGAGGTGCTCCTGCAACTGCTCCCTTAAGGGCTGTTGTAAAATTCCTATCAGCGTTATCATATACTTCTATGTTGTAAATTTGGAATCCTGCTGCAATAGCTCCTAAAGATTTAACAAATGCTTTATTTGTTACATTTCCTTTAGCAACTACTATAGTCATACCTGGGCCTAATAAAGGAATTTTTCCTGCATCAGGTTGTCCAGCTGGAATAGGAGAAGGTAAAGAGATAGTCTGAGTACCTGCTGCTGCTGCTCCGGCTGCCGGGGCATTAGAAATTGCTGTTGAATAAGCAATATGTAATCTTCCTTGTTCTGACCAAACTACTTGATCTGATGCCATAGGCATCTCTGCTCCGACCATTCTTAAGAATCCAGTAATAGTACGATTTCCGTATCTTTCTATTTCTTTTTCGTAAACTTCGGGTAAAAATTGTTGTGTCCAGGTCATATCCGCTAAAGACAAATAGTTGTCTCCGAATAAACCTTTTACAGGTCTTGGTGTTAAGTGCGCTAAGTTAGCTAATGTAGCTGGCGCAACTGCAAATTCTGCTGCCATAATTTTTTAATTTTTGTTTTAATTATTTAATGTTGCGAAAGTTTTTAATTTTCAATTTTGAAGAATCTCCTCCTGAATCAACTGATCGCACTGCCCATCCGTTTTGCGTTTTAACTTCCTGATGAACGCCTCTAGCGCCCATTTGTACGTTTTTTGCTTTGGATATACTCGTTTTCATGGCGTCGGATTTTCCTTGCTCATAAAAATGATTTGCAATCGAGTCGGCATTCATAGCTGTGAATATTCCTTTGTGGTAACCTTTAGCATCTGACATTTGATTATCTTTGTCCAAGAACTTCTTGATAAAGTTATTAATGTCGCTTTGAGTTTCCTTAACCGCAGGAGCGTTTTTAACTTTAAAACGGTATTTTTTTTCTCCAACTTGATAATCAAAACCTTTGAAATCGTCGTTAAAGACATTGTCCGTTTTATTTAAAAACGTTTTAGTTTGCTTCTCAGCTAATTGAGTTGCTACTTCGTTTTCTTTTGTATAGCGATTGAAAAAGTCTACCGCTTTTTTTTGTTCAGGCGCTAATTTAGAACCTGCTTTTATTTCTTTATAGTATTTAGATTTTAAACCATCTAAATGAGTTTTAGCTTTTGCAAGCTCTTCTCTTTGTGCTAACTTTTTACGCCTTACATCACGCTCATCATCAATTTCCTCATCAAATGAAAAATTGTCTTCCATAAGAAAATCAATATCTTCTTTATTTAAATGCGGTCTTGTTGTTTCGTAGTATTCTTTTAACAACTGACTTTCGTTTAATGAATCATAGTCTTGATTAAGTTTTACATAATCTTCTAAGCTTCCATTAGTTTCATTCATAAAGTCTACAACTTTTTGAATATTCTCTGGTAAATCAACACCAGTTTCTTTTTGTTCAACAATAGCTTCCGTTACTTTTTCTACAAGCTCTTCTGTTTTCTCTACAACCTCTTCATCTGTTATTTCTTCAAGAACGGATTCCTCAGCTTGAACGGGCTCTGGTTGTCGTGGTATTTCTTTTTCCACTTCTTGTACAGGTTCGGCTTGTTTATCTGCAACCACTTCTGCTGCTTCTTGCTTTGTATCGGCATCTTCTGGTGGATTTATTGGTTTGGATAAATCTAATTTAATGTTTCCATCCTCACTGATTGATACAGGACCTTCTGGTACTGCTTCTACTTTTGCAGGTGCTTCAGCCGGAGCTTCAGTTACTGCCTCTACTTTTACAGGGGCTTTAATTTTAAAGCTACCTTCTGTTTTTGTTTCTGACATGATAAAATATTATATAATTGTTACTATTATTATTACCTAGGATCAAACGCACCTAAGTTAAATCCACCGCCCATTGTGTCATTCCCTCCAGATTCGAAGTTAGTGGGTGGTAAATTATCTTTTCTTTGAGATATCATCTCGCTTTGTTGTGTACCTTGTATTCTTGTACGTTCATCTTTACGATCTTCTATTTCTTTCTCTTTAGCTTTAGCGTTGTTAACTTCTATGCCTTTTAATTGCATGTTGTAATTAAATTCTAAAGCCATAAGTTCTTTCTTAGCTCCTACTTCAACTTGTATTCTTTGTTGCTCTATTTGCCCTTTTAATTGTTCTAATTGGGATTTAGTTTGAAACAAAGCTTGATCTTTTTGAACCTCTGCTTGAGCGGCTACTTGTTGAGCCTGTGCATTAGCCTGTGCTTGAGCTTGTATATTTGCTTGCTGTTCTGCTTGCAATCTTTCTTGTCTTTTCTTTTGTTTAACTTTTAATAATTGATTAGCTAATTTTAAATTTTTAACTTCTCGTATATCTATAGCGTCAGACAAATCAATTAGGTTGGCGCTTAAGGCAACTTGTACATTGTTTTCTAAAGTTGCTTTTTGTTCGTCGTCAGGAGTAAGCTCTAAGTATATGCCAAAATCATGCATATAAAGATCTTTCATTTCATCTAAAGTAGCAACATTAAATCCACCTATCTTTTGTATAAAAGCTTCTTTTGCTGGATGATATTCTAATATGTCAGAAATTCTTAATGATAAACATTCCGCGGTTTCCCTTGTTAAGTATAATCCAGCATCAAGTATATGTCTAGTTGCTGTATTTGAATTAGCTGCTGCTAATTTTTGCACGCCTACTAATGCTCTAGGATCTGGTGTACTACCATCCCTAGCTTCATTAAGACCTGTTACATCTCTTATCATTTGTAGATAATAATTGTAAGTGCTTATTAGCGTTTGTAGCTTTTGCCCTCCGCTTCCGGTTTGTACTTCTTGAATAGGTACTTTACCAGGATTCATATCTCCCTCTTGTGTAAATGACCTACCTATAATAGAACCCGTCTGGAAGAACATGTTAAGTGCTTCTTGTGGATTGTAGTTTGTTCCATTACCTAAATCAACTTCATTTATACCATCTGCGTCTAAATATACACCGTCTGGTATCATTCTTTGTAATACTTGTTGAAGCTTTAAATGCGTTAGCTGTATCATATCAGCAAAAGCAGTACATCTACTTACTATTGATTCAATTCTACCTTGATACATTCTTGGTGCTGTAATAGCATAATTCATTTTAACCTTAGTTGTATCGCTTTTAGGTCGCATCATGTTTTTAGCCATTTCCCATTTAAGGACTATGTCCGTACCTAACACCATCACTCCTTCATATAAAACCTCTAAAGATCTAGACATCTTACCAAATTGCTCTTCAAATATTTCAACAGGAGGATCAAACTGATCGTCTCTTGCTATAATTTTTGTAGCTCCTGTGGATGTTTCTTTTACTTTATAAACCTCATTCATGTAGGTTTTGTAATTAAAATAAAGTACTTGAATTATGTTTTGGTCTCTGTTGTTATTACTATTTCCTATGTTATTATTCCATACTCCGTAATTTTGAGATCCTTGTTGTTGTATACGGTTTAATTGCTCCTCTGTTAGGTCTGGGAACTGCTTTTTAAGCTCGTTTAAGGGCACGAATTTAACTTCTCCTGCGTAATATATATCTTGAAAATATGGGTCCTCTGTGTAAGAATAAATTAAATAAGCTGGATCAACATATTCAACTGTTACGCCTTCAGATTCTGAAAAGTTATTTTTAACTGCTCCAATACCTAGCGTTGTTATATCGTAGTAATATCTTTTTTTAGTTAAGTCGTATCGATTT